ATTACCAAGGTACACCATCAGCGGTTGTAGGGTTCTTCTGCTCATTGATGTTAGCCGTTAAGCCAGCTTCAATGGCATCAACGTCCAACTCACCCTGCACCCAGCCAATGACATCAGCTTCAGTCAGGTCATCGTAGGCGATGTATCCTTCAGAGGATGGGTCTGGGGTAAAGCCACAAGTTCCGTAGGATGAAGCACTGTATGTATCCTCCCCCACAGTTTCTTCTTCAGTGACCCGCCAGTGGGCAACGATAACGCCTCCCGCTAGGTCACCCTGTAAGTCTCGTTCAAGTGTTGAAATAGTCCATGTAGCCATTATGTGTTCTCCAGTTGTTTTCGTTCTATGTGTCTTTCATCAAGGAAGCTGTATTCAAACAAAGAGTGCTCGTCTTGCAGCTTGGTTACTTCTTGTAATTCATCGCAAACAATGACTTCTATATCTGTCCAGTTGTTCAGCACAGCGTATTGCAACCTGCACCCGCCAAACTGTAGCTCGTTTTTACTGTTCACAACGATAGGATTCACCATCCCATGTTCATTTATGTGGTTATGAATAAGCCTTTGCCGCTCAAAGATAGCCCACTGTCTAGGGTTTGAACCCGTTTTAATGTCACTCAGATTCAAGCGCATTGACCCTTGCTCGTAGTGATTGTATTTCTTTAACAAGCATTGGGACTAACTTTGAGTAGTCCACACCCATCATTTCGTCAGGATCTTCAGGTTGATGTACTGCTTCAGGTGCAACAGCCTGTAGCTCTTGGGCTATCATGCCGTAGTCTTGATGTGAACCGTCAGCAATCCAATCAAACTTGCGTACTTGGATAGCGTCTACTTTGCCACCTGCGTCATCAGCGTCTGCAATGTTTTCCTTGAGGCGTTGGTCTGATGAAGTTGCATAAATAGTTGTACTGCCGGTTGTGCTTATGTTCCCGACAATTCCGTTGGGGTTGTAAAAAATCCAATGTGTTACAGATGTTGAGCTTGTTGTTGCTGACCTACTAGATGTAATGTCTGGAGTACGAGTAATCATAACTCCGTCTATAGAAGCAGATGGAGTGTCAGTACAGCCTACCAGCAAGTCACCGTCTGAGTTGATGCGTGCAGCTTCATTGCTACCTGTAGTAAATTTTATAAAATCAGCGCCTGACGAATTCCCCTCAATATTGCATGAAGTAGAAGCAAAAGTGATTTGACTGTTGTTAGCTAAATTAACATCGCCTGACAGGTAGAGGTCTTTGAAGCGAGCGTTAGAATAACCTAAATCACATACGCCATCAGTCCTAGAGTTTGCTGACATATTCCAAGGTCTAATTGTAGGCGTTGCATCATTGAACTGTAGTCCTGCTGTAGCTCCTGTGCCAAGAACTAAATCACCACCCTCAGCACCAATACTACCTACGGTTACGCTGTCTTTGTTAAATTCTAGAATATCACCGTCTGAGCTTCTTCTATTAAGAATTGCCACTTTATTAGAGTCTCTAGTAGCTACAAGTAAACCATTACTTCTTGCTTCTACCCCATCACTAGAAACCGCTGTAGCAGTCTTCCCCACCAAGAGATTACCGCTAGAGTCTATGCGTGCGCGTTCTGCGAAAGTTGTAGAGCCTATTACATACCCACCAAACTTAATATCTGACGTTCTTGAGCCAGTAGTGGTATTCGTAAACTGAATTTCACCAGAACTTCTGCTTGTATTTGTCTGTGATGGCGTAGCAGAGTTTGTATAAGTTAAATTAGAACCGACAGAACCGCCTAACGCATTGCCATAGGAACTAAGCATAATCCCGTTATGGTCATCGTTATTTGTTGTCCCACCCCAGAATGTTGTAGCCGCTAGTGTATAGTTCGGAGCAACACCCCTTACTTCTAAAACAGCACTAGGATCGGTACTGTTAATACCAACATTGCCTGAAGTATCTATACGCATTCTTTGCGTACCATTAGTTTTGAACGCTAAATCATGGTTTGATGTAGTTCCAAATATCCCAAGAGCAGACTGTGCTTGTGTATGTATTTCTGCACCTGAGGTTCTTCCAACATAAACATCCCCATTACCACCACTTGTTCCAACAACATGAAGCTCACCTGAAGGACTGGTAGTACCAATACCCACATTGCCTGATGAGTCGATGCGCATACGTTCTGTAGAGCCACCGGTACCTAGAATGGTATGTGTCCCGACTGCACCTATAAAAGCACCTCCGGAAGAACCACTATCTTTTACAACAACATATGCGTTTGCATCACCACTGCTTTGAAAAGTCGCTACTGTATCTACTGTACCTGAGTCAACAGTAAGCCCATCCATCGTGGCTGTGCCAGTAACGTCTATGCCTGTGTTGGTTGTGGCTAGTTTCTTGCTGTTGTTGTACCACAAGCTAACATCCGTATCGACATTAGCCTGTATCATAGTTTCGTCGTCAGCAGCGTTCCGCACACGAAAATCTGCTGCAATGATTCGTAAATCACCAGTACCTTGGTCGCTAATGTAACTATGTGAACCATTATGGTAAATCTGTAGATCCGAGCCAGCACCAAAGATGGCTTTGTCATTGTCGCCAAAGGATACATCAGCGGTTGTAGTTAACCCAGCAAACGTAGGGCTATCAGTAGTAGCGACACCTTGGTCAAGAGCCTTAACCGATGCGATAGAAGTTAGCTCGCTGTCCATCAAGGCACCAGCGGCTGTAACGTTGGTGGTATCAGTTACATCTGCACTAGCTTCAATACCATCCAGTTTAGTTTCATCAGCATCAGTAAAGGCATTAGTGTCTGCATTAGACTCATAGGCAGTCTTAATCTCAGCAGCAGTCTGGTCAGCAGTTGCTCCTGATTCAATACCGTCTAACTTAGTACCGTCAGCAGCTACGTCACGCCCATCTAAGAGGCCATCAGTAGTCAGGTTACCCGACACTACGGGGGCAGACAAAGTCTTGTTAGACAGCGTTTGTGAGCCTGTCAGGGTAGCTACAGTAGAGTCAATGGCTAAGGTTACATTAGTGCCTAAAGCAGTAGAGTCAATACCTGTGCCACCTAAGATACCTAAAGACTCAGAGTCTAGGTCAATGTCAATGCTAGTAGAGCCATCAGTTACATCAAGATCCTGTGCAGTAACCTGTGAGTCTACATAGGCTTTAACTGACTGTTGTGTAGGCAGCAACGTAGCACTGTCGGATGCCATGTTATCTTCATCTACAAATGCAGTGATAGCAATAGTACCATCAGAGATAGTCTCAAAGGTAGTAGTGCCAGTAAGTGCAGCACTATTAGCGTTTGCTTTAGTTGCTGATGCAGTTGCAATGTTATTAAACTCTGTATCAATCTCAGAGCCTTTTACAATCTTTGCAGAGTTACCTGAAGGTAGAGCATCTTTTGCTGCAAAGTCAGTAGTTTTTGTATAGTTCGTCATTAGATTAATCTACCTATAAGTGCTTCAATGTTTACTTCTTGGATGGACAATGATCTTTCATCAATAGTACAGTCCAAGCCAATAGTGGCTACTCTGCCAGATCCAGTTGCTTTAGCTTTAGCGGTGTCAATAATAATTGTAGCACTGTATTCTGATGTGCTTACGTTGTACTCAGATATGCCGTACTCAGCAATACTAGCGTTAGCTACAGTTACAGCTTGCTTTGTGTATCCTTCAGTGTAGTCATATCCCCAGTTAACTGTTACTGGTGCGCCTTGACCACCAATAACTGTAAAGTTAATTTCTTTTAAAATCTTTAGTCTACTAGCGTCACCAAAGGACAATGGGTTAGTGTAGTAACGTAACGTGTATGTGCTAGTGTCATCTAAGTAACCGTTGTACTTATTAATTCCTTTGATACTACCTAAGTACAAAGTACCATCTGCTGCTCTGTCACCACACAAGATCTTAGTGCTGGGCCAAGTAGTGGCACGATTACTTCCATCCTCTAGTTTACCTCTTGTATCAAAACAATAAACAATAGAGCTTGTAGGTAAGAACAGAAGATAGAAAGAATGCTCTGGGCTATAAACAGACTTAATGTCGTTAGTCTGTGTATTAACAGTAAACATCATCTCATCACGTACATTCTTAGATACGTCACCAATAGGGTTAGACTTCTCTTGGATAACTCTGCCTAAGCTACGTACACCTGTGTCAGACAGGAAGAATAAATCTGTACCTGTAGACTGTACGCTGTCTCTAGCAATACAGCCAATGTTTGTAATAATATCCGCCAGTACCATAGTAGACGGTGAGCTTGCACCAGAGTACAATAGAATACTACGCTTACCAAAGATAACCAAGAGGTCATTAAACTCTGCTAAGGCTACAATCTCATCGTATCCTGTAGGCCAGACAGTAGTTAAGTCTAGTGAGCCTGAAGTACCACCATGCCAGTTGTCACCGTCCAGTAAGTCAGACCAGTACAGCGTATATTTATTTCCTGCTACATCGCCAGCCCAAAGTCTACCAAAGGATGCTAGAGCTTCATTAGCTGCTGGTGCTGCATTTGCGCTATCTGATGTTTCTACTAATGTTGTGCTTCCTGCAACACTTTCAATAGCTGCATGACCCCGTTGAAAGAAGTAAATTTCATTGTTAAAGCTAACGATCTTCCAGTTATTAGCAGTAATACTATATCCAATAGGTAGCGTTACTTCAGTTAATGTAGTAGTACCTGTAAAGATCTTGTTGTTACCAGCAGAGAAGACAGTCTCAGTACCGTCCCTAGCTACAAACTCAAAGATAGTCTCAATGCCAATGCTAGACCCTAGTGGCGTAGCACTGCTTGTGAGCTTATCTAAGCCCTGCCTAGCGCCAATACGTCCGTACTTGTCTACTACCATATTCTCAGCAATAGACGCAAAGGACGCATCCTGAGTAACAGGGGAGTCTTGTGTATTAAGTCCCTTGAAACCCGGAGCAGCAATATAAATGTTTTGTCTTTCTTGAGCCATTATGGAACCGTGTAAATGAATTCTTCAGGGTTCTTGTAAGCATCTAATGCAATGGCATCAGACAAATGTTTATCTGCAATCAAGAAGTAATCCTGTGCTGTAGTACCACCTGTCTCCCCACGCTCCCTAGCCAACAAAGCTACAGCGTTGTGGACAATAGCATTCTTAGGTAAGACTGTAGTATCTGCATCTCCAGATAACTCAGGCTCCCTAGCAATTAAATCAAAACGTAAACTAAACACACCTGATGGTTTAGGATATACTCTTACTTTAGTATCATCGTTACTGTCAATACCACTAAAGGTATATGAGTCAGGACTACCAGTTACTTCACCAGAAATGTAATAAGCATTATTAAACCAGTTAGGTGTTTGATAGTGCATAAAGAAGTTTGATGTGTCGTTAATGACACTATATATTTTAACACGTTCTCCAGCATTTGTCAAGCTATATTCTGTAGTATTTTCAACAGTAGGTACTACAATAGTTGTACGTAGTGTAGACCATTGGTGTGAGTCTTCTACTACTTGCTTTGCATCATTAACAAAGTCACCTACCATTTTACTGTAAGTGTTCTGTGTTACACTTGCTACTTCATCTTCTCGTAGCCTACGTAGTACCTCGTTGACTATGTTCAAATATGTGGTACTCATACAAATCCTCTAAATAAATTTAAGGAGACAGGAGCTTGATAACCTTGTAAAGGAAGTATTCTTTCCAGTAACTCAGGTGCTTCATATGTTTTTCTAAACTTATAGTCTTCAAAGTCTTTAGGTGTAAAGCCTGTCCCTACGCCTCCACCAGTGCCTCCTCCCATACCAGCTAATAACCCTAGTCCTAGTCCTGCGCCTATGCCAGCCCCTGCACCTTGGCCTCTGCCTGTGCCTAACCCTTCACCGTACTTAGCTTCACCAAGAGATTTACCTGCTGCTACTGCTTCATCTACAGCAGCTTTACCCGCAGCTACAGCTTCATCTACTTTAGTATCTCCAGCTTCTATAGCATCAGCTAAGATTTTTTTAGAGTTTGATATCTGTTGCTCTAATAAACCTTCATATTTAGTTATAGATTCAGCAAGTTTTTGATTGCCTTGTTGTACAGCAGCTTCTCTAGCTTCTTGAGCCTCGCTTAGTTTTCCTTCTAAACTATTTACAGTACCTGTCAATCCAGTAACTGCTTCATTCAGACCATCAATGTCTGTCTGTAGTGCCTGAGTTACATCACGTTGCTCTGCTAAGTCTGCTTTTGTAGACTCAAGAGTTTCTGTAAGATCATTAGATCTTTGTATTGCTTCAGCTAATCCTTCCTGACCTTCAGCTAAACCTTCTTCTCTAGCAGTAGCAAGGTCTCCTTCACCAAAAGGTGTGCTGTCTACAGGCTCTACAGTGTCTACAGGCTCTACAGTGTCTACAGGCTCTACAGTGTCTACAGGCTCTACAGTGTCTACAGGCTGTGTAGTGTCTGCAAAAACATCTGTAGTGTCTGTAAATATATCTGTAGGCTCTGCGGCTTCTACAGGCTCTGGTGAAGGCTCTGAAACTTCTACAGGAGGCTCTACACCTATAGGCTCTGGTGTAGGCTCTGGTGTAGGTGCTGGAGCCGGTGTTGGTGTCGGTACTGGTGCAGCAGGTTCTGGAGCAGGCTGAGGAATAGGTTCAGGAGCAGGAGCAGGTGCAGGAGCAGGTGCAGGAGCAGGTGCTGGTGCCCCTAAATCACTAAAGTTTCCTGTAAGTAAAGCATTAGTTACACTACCACTTGTCAATAATCCGCTTGTAACTGGGCCTCCTGCTGCGGCTCCACCGCCACCACCTGCAACAGGAGTAGGTATACGTATAGGCTCAGGCTGTATAACTGGAGGAGCTATGTCTAGAGGAGGCTGTTCAAACTCTGGCCGCACAACTTCTGTAATATCAGGAGGAGTAATTTCTGGAGGTGTTAAGTCTACATCAGGTTCCAGTGTAGGAGGCACTGGCGCTATTGGTTCAGTAACAAAGTCTGGATATAACTGCCTGTATTCTCCAACTGTTGTTAGCTCAGGGTCTTCTTCAATAGATACAACAGGCGGCTGCTCTATAAATCTGTTAGAAGTCAATAAACCTGTAGTATCATCACCCGGCCTATATACAAAAGAGTCACCTAAACCAAAAGTTGTAAAATCTTCAGTAGGTAAAGCCGTAGGTGTCCTAGGAGAACCAAGTTCAATATCAACATCAAAAGGTAAATCTCCTGAGCCTATACCTACATCAAACTCTGGTATTTCTGGTACTGTAATACCGGCTGCTACTGCTGACTCTAAGTCAACATCAAAAGGTAAGTCTCCTGAACCAGCGCCTACGTCAAACTCAGGTAACTCAGGAACTTCAATAGCTCCTACATCTTCTCTAAACTCTGCTAAACGATTTTCTTCTATATTACTTAAAGCATCACTAGCAAGAGATGTACCAGCAGCAGTCAATCCTGCTGTCAGTGGGTCGCCGCCTGTAAGACCAGCAATAGCGGCAGCACTAAGACCTTCAGCACCAGCAGTACCAAAAGTACCTAAGTTTGCTCCAGTAATAAGAGGATCTGCAAAGCCACCTAAGCCACCTGTAAGAGCCGCTGTTAAAGGATCGCCACCTGTGACTCCTGCTGTAGCTGCGCCAGTTAAAGCTCCTGTAAGGGCAGGCTGTAATGCTGCTGGCGCACCTATGCCTGAAGATATGCTTCCTGCTAATGGCCCAAACAAACCTGCTCCAGCTATTGCAGGTAGTCCAGCTTCTACAACATCTCCTACGTAGTCCATGAAGCCTTTGCTTCTGTCTACAGTCTGTATCTCACCAAAAGTAAAAGGATCGTATACGTACTCAGATGCGTTGTTACGGCTTATGCGCTGTGGAGATATGTCATATTTGGCATATATCTTCTGTACTTCAGGTGAGCGTTCATAAGCCTGTATCAGTGCATTCTGATAACTCTGACCTTCTAGCTGTGCCTGCGCTACCTCTGGAGCCATAACAGGCATAAGTTCTTCTTGGAACTTCTTTAGGTTCTCATTAGAGATATTGCCGTAGTCAAAGTCATAACCCTTAAAATCTTCTAGGGTCTTATCAAATGCAAACTCACCTACGTTACTCTTGTCTATGCCACCGGGGACAATAAACCTATCGTCAACTGGAGCAGCATAAGCACCTGCTTCAGCCATGTCAGCGCCGGATGTAATATAGCCTTGGTCTGATAAAGAACTCTGTAGGATGTCAGCAAACTGTGATGGGTCTTCTCCAGCACGTAGGGCACCATAGTAAGATGATATGTTTGCAGGCTGTAATCGTGCTGCTTTAGCTGCATCTGCTTCTGCTTGTAGCCTATTACGTTCAGCTACTTCTTCTTTTAGTGCAGCAAGTCTAGCCGCCTCAGCAGCTTGGTATTCACGCTCTGCTCTGCCTCGTTCTTCTGCTTGTCTTTGTAGAGCAACAGGGTCAAAGCCTCCACTACCAAACAATCCTCCGGGTATAGTTATTTGAAACATTACTTACCCCAGTGAGACAAAGTTTTGATACCAAAGCTGGCAGCTATAGCGCCACCTAAGAATGCTTTGTAGTAGTCAGGCATAGTAGACAATACGGAAAACCCTTCTTGTACATAGGGAACCATATCAGGGATGAAGGCTCCAATTAAAGGTAAACTCAAAATAACTGCAAACCATTCGTCCTTCCATGAGGACTGTGATGCAGCGGCTTGTTGAGTTTCCCAGTCTGCGTCAGCATTAATCTTACGCATTTTGGACTCATGGACAGCTTGTTTTTCAGCAGCTTTATTTTTAAGGAAAGTACCAGCTAAGTTAGCTACAGGGCCAATCAACGCTTGCCACATGTTACACTCCTTAAAGATAAAGCTAAGGGGCCACTGCAGCGCAGCCCCCAGCTAAATGATTGTTACTTAGGAACAACCAAAGTCAAACCTGACTCAGGACGCAGTACGTTTACGCCGTACAGAGTATCTGAGGTGAACAGGTTAGCAAGGAACTCTTGCTTGTACTGAGTCTGAGAACGAACTCCCAGTTGCTCAGCCATTACAATTGCATCCTTCTGGAACAGCAATGCGCCCAAAGAGTCTACAGCTGAAGCAGAGTTATCAGCAGCGGTTTCAACAACAGGGCAGTTGGTGCTAACAAATACGTCAATGCCGTACAGTTGACCAATCTGACCACCAGTTACCTGACCGTTGTTTACGAAGTCAGAGCTTACGTAACGGTCAATACCCATGATGGTGTTGCGTACTGAAGGAGGAATGACGAAGCAACGGTTTTCCATTGGTACGTCAGCATCGTCTAGCTTCTGGATGATAGCACGGAAACCAGCGTCAGTGAATACATCAGCAGTGGTTACAGTGTCAGCCGTATAGGTAGACAGGCCGTTGGTAGCGTCTACAAAGAACGTACCACCATTGTTGAGGTAAGTCGTAGAAGACGTACCAGCAGAACCAAGGCCAGTAGCCAAGCTGTGCAGGTCGGTGTCAACTTGCTTCGCCAAAGCGTAGCCAGCATCTTCCGTGTAAAACTGACGTAGTGAGCTAAGAGCCTGTACGTCCGTAATGTCTTCAATCAGACGTGAGTATTCAAAGTGCTTGTCAATAGAGATCTGCACTTCACCTTCCGTAGCGTTCTGTACCGTTACAGCAGTGTTCTCAGCTTTAGCGTGAGCATCGCCACGGACAGGCTTAGGCACATGGATGGTATCACCCTTCTTGCCAGCCATAGACATCTTCTTGACAAGGTTTGCCAATACGAGGTTCTTCTGGTAGGCTGCAACAATCTCATCACTCCAAATTTCTGGAATGAAAGTAGCTGCACTAGTGTTGTCAACGAACCCGCCAGTTGCGGGATATACTGAATCAGTCATAATAAATATCTCCTAAGATATACTATCTGACCCGTTTTTCTGCGTATGCCTTCATAATCTCTGGTTGTAGAGCAGCATAGCGGTCAGGGTCGGTTCTCATAAGGTTAATAATGTCTGCGCGTCGGTAGATCTTTTTAGGTGCTGACTCAGTACTACCACTGGCATTACCAGTAGAAGCTGCCTTAACTGCTTGCTTACGGGATTGCTCCTCTACAACGGCAGTCTGCTGTACAATGTTCTGTCGCTCTTTCCACAAGCTAAATAGCTCATCAGCGGCTTCACTGTCGTACTGCTGGTCTGCTGCTACAAACAGCTTAGTCCTAACATTAGATGCCTTAATCCATTCAGCAAAGTTATTATCCTGCAAAATCTGTTGCATATCAGGGTGCTTACG